CGTACGCGTTCACAGAACCGCAAACGATCTCCGAAGCAGGCTCAGGACTCCTTGCAGTTGGCGTCGCTCCCGCAATCCGGAAAGGAATCAGGGCAACAACAGAGACGACGCACCTCGTCGCCGCTAAAGCAATGAGGCCCTCCTTAGCGGAGTATGTCCACCCCGATCGGGGAGGACCCGCAGAGCTCAGGTGCCTCAAACACTTCTCCGCGAAATTCGTCCCCACGCCGCCCCCCAAGGTGGATTGGGGGGTTATCCAGGAGAGGTTGCTTACCTCGTATCCATCGGCCCCACAGCCTGCGTGGATTAAACGGGGGTTGTTGTATCGAGAGGAATTGGAGCAAGTTATGGCTGAGGTAAAGCCAGACAGTACGCCCGGTGTCCCGTGGCATAACCTTGGCCCAACCAAGGGTGATGTCATCCGCACCCACTCCAGCGTCATCATTGATGTGGCTGTGTCCAGGATAACCAGATTGATGGTCCTCGGTCACATGCTCACTAGTGGTGAGGTCAGTTATGCTGACCCTATTGCTCTTGTGAAAGGGCTCTATTGTGATCCCGTTCGCGTGTTCATCAAGCAAGAGCCTCACAAGCTTAGCAAAGCAAAGCTTGGAGCTTGGCGTCCTATCTGCAGTGTCTCCTTGGTGGATGAGCTGATTGACAGATTGATCTTCGGTCCCCAGAACAAACTGGAGATCGATAACTGGGCAACGTGCCCCTCCTGTCCCGGCATTGGTTTCACACCGTTGCAAATTAAGCAATTGCTGGACAAAATCAGCTCGTTCAGTGCTGACATGGCTGAAGCGGACATCAGTGGTTGGGATTGGTCAGTGAAGGATTGGCAGTTCGAGCTTGAGGCTCGAGCTAGATGCCTACTCGCTGGCGCCCTCCATGATTCCTTGTTCGCACAACTAGTCCAAGCGAGATTTTGGTGCATTCGCTACTCTTTGTACTGTCTTTCAGACGGTACCCTCCTTCACCAGGTTCATCCTGGTGTTATGAAGAGCGGCCTGTACATCACTTCCTCATCCAACAGCAGGATGAGGGTGGTCCTAGGCTGGATCGCCGGAGCCCACTCTATAGTGGCTATGGGTGATGACTCTTTGGAGTCTTTCCACCCGAATGCCGAGGCGAATTACAAAGCCATGGGTTTCACCCTCAAGTTTTACAAGCGCGTCACTGACAGCTTTGAGTTTTGTTCCCACCGTTACTACCCGGATGGAACATACTTTCCGACCAACTCGGACAAAGGCCTCTTCAATTTGTTGGCCAGTCCGTACACTCGCGAAAGATTTCATAGCTACCTCTACGAGAATCACAGCAACCCAGAGTTACCTCGTTTACTCGAGATAATTAAATTGGTTGCGTATCTCCCAGAGGAAGACGCTCGAGTTTACTTCCACTCCAATTAGGGAAGCGTTTCGTGCGAGGAGGTGGGCTCGCATGAAAGCGTAAAATTGATCCCGTCACCGCGCTGCTTTTCTCTTTGTCGGCCTTCTTCTGCATTTACTTTCTCCATGATGAAAAAGTCTGTTGCGCAATCCAAGCCCCAGGCCCAGAAGCCGAAGGCAAAGGCTAACAAACCAAATGGCAGCTCGGTCTCTTCCCCGTATGCTTCGGTCCGCCAAGATTTAGGCAGCCTCGTGGGTTTCCCAGAAATGGGGAAACGCGTAGGCGGAGCCATTGGCCGACTTTTCGGTAAGGGAGACTATGAGGTTAAGGTGAACAGCCTCATGGGCTCCTACGGGATGAATTCCGGAGGCCCCCCCCCTCCCCTCACCTTCAGGGATGGGAAGAGGGGTACCCGCTTCGTCGAACGAGAAATGGTTGGTCTCGTTCACAGCGGAGTTCTCTCCGGTTCCTCCTCCGTCTTCACAAACACTTCTTACGCCATAAACCCTGGGAACGCTGCGCTGTTTCCTTGGTTGTCCACTATGGCGAGGAAGTTCGATCAGTGGGAGCCCAATGGCATCGTCCTGGAGTTTGAGTCCACTTCTTCTACCTTTAATGGTAACACTCAGGCTCTAGGTACGGTGGTCTTGGCCACAGAATATGACGCGTACGACCAACCGTACGCCTCGATGATCGAAATGGCCAACTCCGATTACTCAACTTCATGTAAGTCCTCGGATACGGCCGTCCATGGCATCGAATGTGATGAGAAGCAGCGGCCAACACCCGTACTCTACTGCCTCAAACCAAACCAAGCCCCCGATGGGGACTTGCGTATGTCTAATTTGGGAAATTTCCAAATAGCCACTGAGGGCATTAGTGCAGCGGGCATCCAGCTTGGCAAGTTATGGATTACCTATGATATTACTTTCTACAAGAAGCAAATTTCTCAAGGCGACCCTACGCTCGATGCCCTCTACAATTTGTACCAGCCCAACGCGTTGATCGCCGGGTCCGACACGAACATTTTCGGTCCCGTCGGAACTACCTATCGCTCCTGTGGAAACACTCCCGGCTTTAGGTTCACACCAAACCGCCTCTATTTTCCCCCAAACCTAAATGGGGGAACTTATGCTATCACGCATTTTGCGTGTGTTCGCAATGGGTCTTCCCCCACTCCCACGGCCTTACCCCAGCCTGACGTTGCTAACTCCAAGAACATCGTGCAGTATTTGTCCACTTCACTGAACGATCGTTTCAACTTGCAAACTGGAGCTACCTTTGGCTTGTACTTACCACAAGCCCCTGGATCCACTAGTAACGCGGCCGCTTTCGGCCAGAATGCCTTCACGTATATCATTGAAGTCGTCGACACAGACGCTTTCATTCAGTACACTGCGTGGGGTTCAGGCACCGCCGCCGGAGTCGGATGGGTTCACCAGATAGTGCAGATTCCTGATACGCAAATTCCGATTATCAGTCTCAGCTCTACGGTCTCTTCGACTTAAACCAGAAACACAACCGGACC